CTGACGAAAAGTCTCGCTTAGGTATCGTGGATGTTGTCTACGGACAGCGTGCAGATGATAAGTATTACTGGGTATCTGAAGACGCTCCTGTAGTGGATGGCGGTGTGGTTAAGGTTAACTACACCAACACGCCTAAAGACCTAGCAGAGTGCTTAAAACAGGCTACAAGCGCAGTAAGCGCACAAGCCTATAGCATCCTATTGCCTAGCGATTGGATGGCTGTAAAGGCGTTTGAGACCGTTTCTCTTGTTGCAGAGGATTGGGCTGCATGGCGGCAGAAGATTCGGGATCAGGCTACTAAACAGATAGAAGCTATCTCTGCCTGTGCGGATGTGGCTGCTTTAGCTGCTCTGCCTAGTGTCGAGTGGGCGAATGACCCTAACTGGGTAGCTCCCGTAGAAGTTCAGGTTGTGTAACAAGTCTATGGTATAAATACCCGCTACGGCGGGTTTTTCTTGCGAGATAGCGATGGAAAAAGATGTTACACACCGAGAGATTTACGACCGCCTAGTGGCAGTAGAAGTAAAGGTAGACAGGTTAACCGAAAGTACAGCAGAAGTAGTAAGCGCCTTTGGAGCAGCTAAGGGTGCATTTATAGTCCTAGATTGGATTGCCAAGATTGCTAAACCTATTTTATGGGTAGCAGGGTTAGGAGCGGTGATAGTAGCTTTGTACGAACGGTTTAAACCATAGGATCGTATATGAAAAGCCCCAAGCTAGTGATAGTAAAATGGATAGACGCATACCACCTAGATGGATGGATGTTTGGGGAAAAGGCAGAGATTACCGCAGAGCCTTGTTGGTCTACAGGGTTTCTCGTTAAGCAGAATAAGAAAGGCGTGATGCTTGCACAAACTTGGTTTCCCGAGGATTGCGCTAACCTTATCTTCATTCCAAAAGGGATGATTCAAAAGATTACCAAGCTAGGTGATCTAAAAACTTGAGGGCTATATGCCAACACCACCCATAGCAGATGCGCTACTTGTCGAGGCTTGGAACGCTTTACAAGATTCTCCTAATAAACAAGCTGCGGCAAATGCTCTAAAGATTCCTGTTACCACTCTCGCATCTAGGATAAACACCTACAAGATGCGTTTTCCTAATGGCGCTACATCTAAGCCTGAGTTCACTGTGTCTAACCTGCCGGACGATGACATAGATATAGATGAATTGGTTGAGCACCGGATTAAGCAGTTTGAAAAGAAAAAGCGACACCAAGAGGCTACTAAACTTATTCCGATAAAGGTACACATCCCAGGCGTGATCGGGATTCTCCACTTTGGAGACCCTCATGTGGACGATGACGGTACAGACCTAGACGCAATACGCCAACACGGTGATCTAACGCACCAAGAGGGCATTTGGGGTGCTAACGTAGGCGATACTACTAACAACTGGGTTGGACGTTTAGCGAGGCTCTATGCCCACCAAAGCACCTCCGCAGATCAGGCATGGAAACTAGCCGAGTGGTTCATTCAGCGCACGAGATGGCTGTATATGATCGGCGGCAATCACGATGCGTGGTCAGGCTCTAGCGACCCTATTAAGTGGATCAGCAAGCAGTCCAATACCCTGTATCAGTCAAGCGAGTGCCGTATCGGTCTACGCTTTCCAAACAAGCGGGAAATTATTGTAAATGCTCGGCATGATTTTGCGGGGCACTCACAATGGAATCCTACACACGGGCAGATGAAAGCAGCGCAGATGGGTATGCGTGACCACATTATGATTAGTGGACACAAACACACCTCTGGCTACGGGTTGATTAAAGACCCGTCTACAGGCAAGGTCTGCCATGCTATCCAAGTTGCGAGCTACAAGATTTTTGACAGTTACGCAAAAGAGCGTGGGTTTAGAGATCAGTCTCTATCCCCCGCTTGTATGACAGTTATCAACCCTGACTTGCCTCAAGACCACCCAGACATGGTTAAAGTGTTTTGGGACCCGTTTGAGGGCGCAGACTTTGTTAAATGGAAGCGTAAGAAAAAATGAGCTTTGACATAGCCGTAGAAAGAGTATTGGGGCACGAAGGGTCTTACGCCAATATCAAGGAAGATTTGGGTGGCGAGACCAATTGGGGCGTAACTATCGGCACAGCACGAGAAAATGGCTTTCATGGTGACATGAAGTCCATGAACCGGAACGAGGCAATAGTTATTTACAAGCGTGCCTTTTGGGATAAGAATAGGTGCGGCGAGATGCCGTTTCCTATTGCATACCAATTCTTTGATGGCTGTGTGAACCACGGCGCAGGTAATGCCGCTAAATGGCTTCAGAAAGCCGTAGGAGCGATTCCTGACGGAAGTGTAGGTAACGAGACCCTTTCTAAAACAAATGCGTCTAATGTCACGAGAACCGTTTTTAAGATGATGGCAGACCGCCTAAACTTTTACACGGTAAACAGTACATGGGATCACTTCGGCAAGGGTTGGATTAACCGGATGGCAGGAAATGCAAGATACGCCTCAATCGACCTTACCGGATACTGACCGCTGGCGCAATCGGCGCAAAATGGCTTGGCTATCCATGTTAGGCGGGCTATTCTTTCCATTGCTTATCTTGGCTACAGAATCGGCTACATTGGGGCAGATTGCCCTACCTTTCTACGGGTTTGTAGGTGCGGTAGTAGCGGCTTATATAGGGTTTGCGACATACGATGACATACATATTAAACCTGCTGACAAACCTTAACTCTACGCTTGTAGCTATTGTCCTAGCATTTGGTCTAGGCTCTGCGTCCGGTTGGTATCTGACCTCTGAGTACAAAAACAATAAGCACGAGGCTATGGTAGGCAAGATGCAAAACGAGGCTAATATTGCATTGCGTCAGGCTGTGGATAAGTTGATTGAGACAGAGCGGAATAACGCTAAGTTAGCAAACGAAATAGAGGTAAGCCATGTTGAAAACCGTAAGAAACTCGATGATTTATTTGCTGACAATCTTAGGCTTGCTAGTGAGTATGCAGGGATGTATGACCGTTACGCCTCCAATAGTTGCTCCGTGTCCGGCAAACCCGATACCTCCGGCAATCCTAACAACGCCACCTCCGGCGCAAGACTTTCAGATCAGGCTTCGGGATTTCTTCTTAACGAGTCCCGCAGGGCAGATGAAGCAGCCGCTTACGCAGCCGCCTGTTACGAATGGGTCAAGAAACTAAAGTAGTCCTAGCTGATAACGCCTGAATCTTTTGCCATTTGGCAATAATCTCGGGGTCTTCACTCGCAGGAATCCATCCTTGTTCACGCCAGCGCTTAGTAATACAAGTGCCGATTGGTGTGTAGACGAATTCAGGGTTAAGTAGTTGTGCTTCCATCGTGCTCTCCTAGTTTCTTGGATAGTCTGCGGTGTGCTTCTTCCAAGTTGTTTGTAAACTTTTTTGGTGACATTCTTACAAAGTGTGCCACATGATTTATGTTGTGGTACGGAAAACTAATATAGCGTGCCTTTACAACCGTACGCAAATCCGTACGCAATCCACACACGGCTATCTCTACTAAGTTAGCATCGAGCACATCCGGCTCAATCTTATCCTCCGGCTCTTCATCCCAAACCGATCCCGTCTCAGGCGTATACATACGCTCGGCAGACCTGCAATGGTTATCTGGCTGTGGACCAGTAGCACCCTGCATGGCAAACGACCAATTAACAAGCCTGTCTTTTAAGCTCATAGCTTTATCTTCCCCGAGGTAAACAGCCAAGCGATAGTAGAATTGTGTGCATTTTGCCACATTTGTTTACGTTCGTCTTTGCTCATTGTTTTTCCTTGGTCTAGCGCTGAATGACACCTAAAGCACAATGCTGCTATCTTGTAGTCGTGAGCCTTAATCCCCATGCCTTTTCCATCCTCTGCCCAATTACTGTGTGCAGCGCAAACTGTCCCGTCCTCTGCTCCGCAATGCTGACAGGGTGACTGTCTGACAACCTCAAGCAGTTTCTTGTTTCGATAGTTTCCACGCACGATGCACAGCTCCCTCTAGTATGTCTGCGGCTTGATCGCCACGTTTAGTTCTAATCCTGCCCAAATAGGCAGTACGAGACTTTTTGTCCTTTAGACCTAATACATGGCGTGCCTCACACTCTAGCCGCCAAGCCTCCGACCAAGTATCTACAGGTGCGTCATCCATACCGAGGCTACATCCCTGCGTGGGGTAAATGGCTGTTTAGCTGCTAACAGTCTTTCCTTTCGGCGCTCCGTAGCGTACTTAATAGGAGGCTTTTCAGCGTCCATCTCGTCTCCCGCGGCATACCAAGGGCGCAAACAATTACGCTTGTCAGGACGATACTCCTTTACATATATAAGTCTCGCTTGGTGCAAGTTACGCAGGATTTGCTGAATGTGACCTGGCGCAAGCTCAAAGTTCCTAGCTACGGATTCTGAGTTTATGGGGCTTTGTTCCGTAACAACCTTAAGCACCATAGAGTAAGTATTGTGTGTCATAGGCAGCTCGTCATACATCCTGTTGGTGTGCAGCAAGTTGTACACACAGTTACCTTGTAGCCGTTTACAAAGGTAGACGAGAAGCACCGAGCGTAGACTGTGGTGCTGGATACTATTAGCGCAATGGCTAGTATTGTTTTCATAATCATTCCTTGTTTGAGTGATAAAACGCCATGACCTGCTCTATAAACTCGCTAAACTGCTCTTTCGTAAGGTCTGCCGTACTAGGCTCTGCTTCCACGATATGACCGTAGGGTAGCTCTATGATGCGCCCAGGCAGGAATCTTTCCTTAAAATACTTATGCCAAACCATCGGCAAATACTGCTTACCGTCTATCTTTACCCTGTCTGACAGGTCGTGTAAGGTAGCCCAATACAGAGCGTTTTGATCCTTTGTACGGCTAGGCTCTCGTATCTCTACTATCCATCCATCGGGTGATATGGATATAATGTGCTTAACCCTAGACCTGTCTTGGGTAAGGGTAAACTTTACTCTCTCCACTTTGCTTTCCCCACCATCTCGCCATCTTCACGGATAAATTTCGCCAAAGGTTTTTCGCATCTGTGCTCTTTTATCATCTTTGCCTGATACTCAGGTGTGCAGTCAGCGCAGATATGCGAGCTACCTGGATAACTCTGCCTAGCCGCTGCTCTCCATAAGTTGTATTGCTCCAAGCTATCAAAGCACAATGGGTGAGTATTCTTAATCATCTGTCTCGCCTAATGCTACAGCTATCTCTGCAAACAGTTCTTGTGGATATTCAAGCTCAAATTCATCACATAGAATTACGATAAATTGTCGGCAACCGTCTAATAGGTCCTGCATTTCCGTAATTCTCATCTCAACTTATCTCCCTTTTGGCAGCGGTCGTTAAACTCGCACTCCCTAGGGCTGATACAGTTTGCACACACTTCGTCAGAATCACGGATGGACTGCAAGACCGTAATAGCTGACTTAATGTCTAGCTTGCTACCCATTTGCAGAAATTCCAAAGCCATCTTTATTTTGTTTGCTTTGTCCATGATTCATCTTCCGTAAGTGTTTCTATTAACTTATCAAGATAATGCCTAGCTTTTTGTAAATCTTCTACCCCGTGTTTACCCTTATATCGGGTTACATACTTAATTATGTTTCCCTCTAGGTAGCCTAGATTGTTTTGGATAATGTAATCCCACGGCTCGATAGTTAACCTGTAATGTGTGCCGCCCACTTGGGTATCGTTAGCTACTTTTGGGTAATCAATACTAGGCACTCTAACCTCCTTGCATCCTGTTAAATCGTCCGGTTTATGGCGAGTGAACATATTGTCAGGCGTTAACCAACCTACAAGGCTATCGCTCACGATGCAAGCCTCCACAAGCCGATTTGACTAAACGCATAACCTGCCCAAACCATTCCGGTGCTCATATTGCCTTTGTGGAATTGCTCAATACTTACCCATAGGTAGGCAACTCCGGTCGCTGCGATTAGCCAATGGCTCATGTTTATCTCCTAGAAAGGCGCAGAGTCTTCTTCGTCTGCAATGTTTGCAGCACGCTGCCGTGGCTGCTCGTCCTTAGCTTTAGGTTCAAACAAGCTAAACCATCCGTCTGACCCTACAGGAATAGCCTCTAGCTTGAGTGCTAGACCGCCTGTCTTGGTATTCATAACAATCCCACACTTTAGCCAACGGCGCTTCTCAGTGCCATTCTTGTCTGTGTACGATCCGGTACTAGCCATTACTTCGTAAATGATACTCATTTCATTTTTTCCTTTAAGCCGTTAACGGCGCTATTTACTTCGTCTAAAAACTTAACTACTCGGTCTTGCAACTTCTCGATATACTCATCGTCCCTGTCAACACGGACAATTAGCATTTGTAAACCATCCGGCAGTCTTGGGTCAAAACTTACGAAATCACACCACTTCCGACCTGTAACTGCTAGTTGGCATTGAATCTGCGGGATGTACTTTGTGGGTACTTTGTCCTGCATAACATAATCTATATGCGTAGCCGTGTTGGGGCACTTGATCTCAATAAGCCCATCTTCACCCACCAACCCGTCCGGTGAGCATCCGAACATGGGGATAGTTTGGTGCTCAACAAAGGCAACTTGGTCTACAAAGCTACCCGTCTTAACCTCGTATTCAGCACGAGCTAGAGGCTCTTGGTCAACTCCCCACTGCATAGCAGCATTGGTAAACGACTCCGTTTTGTTGCCCGTAAGACGCTCCACCACTAGGTCAGCAAGGTAATTGCGATACCCTGCTGTAGTAATGGCTGACATTACATCCGATACCTTGGAGGCTGTTACCTTGCCAGCACGCAAGGCAAGCCATTCCTGACTCCCTTGCTCAATCATTCTGCCACCTTAGCTAGTAACTCTGTTTTACGAGCATCCTTAGCGGCATTAACCTTTGCAAATGCCTCTGTATCGCCTTTAAACAGCTTTACAGCGCTTGAAAAGTGAGTCTTGAGTGAATCTAGGTCTGCAGCAGATTGGATCGCCTTAATTGCTACTTCTACATCTGCGCCTGGCGAGCTATCTATGGCATCGTGCTCCACAATTTCCATAGCTGTTACCCAAAGATATCTGCGAATGTAGGTTTGCACAGCGCCTAAGTTTTGCACCTCATGGCAACCCTTGAGTGCGGCAGAGGACATAGGGCTAGTTATCTCAATTTTGCTATTATCTTCCGTGTCGATAATAGTTAGCGTAGCCGTGTCTTGCGTGTAGCTGATAACGCCACACAAGTTAAGGTGAGCAAATATCTTTTGAATAACGGGGATAAAGTCCCCAAGTTCAAAGTATTTGTAACCCGCAAACTTGTTATGGCCGGACTTTGTAAGAGCCGTGTTTTGCAGGGTTAACCTAGCTTCCATTAGTTTTGTGTAAACGCTCATTTTGCCACCTTGTAGATTCGTGCTTCGATTTTGTCTAACATCTCGCCAATTGCGGGATCAGGACTGTAGTAAGCCTCGGATATGGTCTTAAGCAAGTCCATAACAAAGTGCTTGTCGCTCATGTGCTCAGCCCAGAATTCTGCGTCACGGATCGGGTATTTACCGTCTGAGAACGCTTGGACAATGCGGATATTGGTTTCTAGGTTCATAGCAGCTCCAGCACAAACAAAGCGCCAAAGGCAAAGGCAGCAATTGCGTAGAGTGCAGCATCGTATGTAGATATTGTTTTCATTTGTAGCTCCTTGGTTAAGGTGATGTAACTGTAAATCTGTGTCTTTTGTGCGTATATAGGGACTTTCCCTAATTGACTAATCTCCGCAAAAACAGGCAATTCCTTCTTCATTTGGGTCAAACATATCAATTTGTGACAAAGCAAACTCTTTTAATTTTGCATAACTTGGTCTGTCTTTCCTAAACTTTGCGCCGTCTCCGTAAGTTTTATTGCTAGATTGAGCATGGTTTTCCATTTTTATCCACCAGTCTGCACGACTAGGCTTTTCTT